CTCTTTGTTCTGTTGTAATTGCTCTATCTTCGTTTTCAATTTGTTTGTTATTGTTTTGAAATGTAGCAGGTAAATTTCTTTGACAATATGGCTACCTAACCTATATTATCGCATAGAGGGTACCCTGGATATTGTGGGGCTGCCACTAGGCATCCTGAACAGTAAAACTAAATAGTTAACCTAATTATTGAAATAGCAGTACTTTCCTTTTATTAACCTCTCAAAATTGTATAGGAAAGCAAGATCACATTTCAACTCTAAAAATCATACATAGGATCCGCAAGATGTTTAACGTCGTACAGATAGTCCTCGTATGGTAGAATTAAAGGATTTTCGGGTAAATCCCCAGGTACCTTCAAACCTGTAATTGCCTTACGCAATTTATCGTATTCCTCACGCCCGTGAAGAACTATCTCTCGAAAAGCCGTTTCAATATTCGTCATTAGTATAACGTTCGGGTCAGCACACTTTCTAGTCCAATTCAACATCTCGTAAATTACTTCAATCTTAAGTGGGGCAACAGTACGTGTCAATTCCGGACAAAATCTAAATTTCCGTTTAAGAAAGAAAATATCTTCCAGTTTTCGGGTTTTAACAATTTCACCAGTTTTAGCTTCGTCCGTGTACTCATGTTTCATCTCAGCCATGACCTCGCTTATCGTTACTTGATTGTACCACTGCACAACCTTGGCGTCAATGTTTAAAACATTGTCATCCCCATAAGTTATTAAAGCGACATACTCATTGAACCATTTCATGGAACGCAGACGTGGTTGAAATTTCTCCATAACACGAATCCAAGATAGCCGCATAATAGTGGAATTATACAAACAATTGATTATGACCGTGAATGGATTACCGGATGGTTGAGAGTGCGTCCACATATAGACATTATCATCATAAATGTGTACAGAATGTACCAGATGCGACCATAAGCCTAAACAAACGCGAATAGTTCTTTCTCCAACTGGGGTTTCAAAATCAATGAATTGAGAGAGCCACGTCACAAATATTTCCCAAAAGATTGCCCACAAAATTTGAGCAACCAAGGAACCATCAAAGTTCCCAAAGTCA